TGTTAATAAACCTCTTTTTAAGGTTTATCTTGAAAATGATGAAATAATGTATTCAACAGATGCAAATGGTTTTTACAGTATTTCATTTGATGTTAGAGAGGTTATTGAGTAATGCCAAGAAGTCTATCTACTGACCTACAAACTCAAGTATCAGCACAACAAACTAAGATAGCTTTTTTAGTAGAGCTTAATCTTTCTACAGTAATTAGGCTTACAGATTTTTATAGAGATGTTACTTATAACTCAGAATCTTATGAAGCAGGTGGTTCTTTTCTATCTGTAGACTCAACAACAGAAACAGGTCAATTAGAAGTTAATGAAATTTCTTTAGGTTTTTCAAATGTAACTGACCAAGTAAGGTCATTGGTGCAAGATGGTTCTTTTAACAATAAAAAGGTAGAAATATATTTAGCCTATTTTGATGTTAATGAAGATTTAGTCGGTGCAGTAAATTACTTTACTGGCAATATAAGAAATGTATCAATACAAGAAAATATAGAAAATTCTATTTTAACCATGACAGTAGCAAGTCATTGGGCAAATTGGAATTTAACTAAAGGTAGACATTATTCAGATGAATCACAACAATCAGTATATTCGGGTGATAGAGGTTTAGAATATGCTACACAAACCAAATCTGATGTAAGGTGGGGTTCATAGATGTTTAAATTTTTTGCAAAAATAGGTGCAGCTATAGCTAAAGCATGGAAAGCTGCTGATACTTTACAAAAAATAAGTTATGTATTTTCAGCAGTAACTGCAGCAGTAGGAGTAAAAGGCTACTTACAAGCACGACAAATGTTAGCTAAAGGTCAAGACATAATGGCTAACAAAACTGCTGCTGGTGGTAAGATACCAGTCATCTATGGAACTAGAAGAGTAGGTGCACAAGTAGTTTACATGGATACTAAGTTTAATAGGTCAAAAGACTTGTTTGTAGTTTATGCATTAGCTGTGGGTGAATGTGAAGAGATATTAGGTAGAACTATTGAGATAGATGGTAATTCTATTTTAGATGGCAAAATATACAAAGGTGGTGGTTATGTTGGGTCAGATAAAATAGGCTCAGGTGCAGGTTCTTTAAATACAGCCAGTCAAGTAGGTGACGTGCAATATTCTAGTGCAGGAAATTTAGGTACAGACCCAACACTAAGATATTCTTTTGTTTTTAACTTACATCATGGTGCAACAAGTCAGACAGCAGACCCTATGCTTAGAGCATCTATTCCTGAAGCATGGTCAACCAATCACAAGCTAAATGGTATTTGCTACATAGCTGCTGCTTTTGATTATGATAAAAAAGGAATGTATAAAGGTGTTCCACAAATTACAGTACAGGTAAAAGGTAAAAAAGTTTATGACCCTAGAACTACCACTACTGCATGGTCTAGTAATGCTGCATTATGCTTTTTAGATTACATACAAAATGATGAATATGGTAAGGGTTTAGCAACAGCAGATATTAATATGTCCACATTTGAAACTGCTGCTGATAAATGCGATGTATTACAAAATCAACCTTTTTATGGCAGTAGCTATCAAAACGTAACTTGGAGTGCTACTTCAGGCACAAATAGAGTACAAATTAATACTTATGGCGATGCTTTTCAAAACAAAGTAGACGAAGTTATAAGCATTAAAGATTCGGGTGGCACACTTATTGTAGATGCAGAAAACATTAATTCATTTAGAAGTGATGAGTTTTATGATGAAGATAGAGTTAATGAAATTATTATTGATGATGATATTGGAAGTGATTATGACGATGAAACTGGTTCTATATTTACACAAGTAAAAAGATTTCATTGTAATGGTTATGTAGATACTAATAAAAATGTCATGGATAACGCTAAAGAACTTCTTGCAAATATGCGAGGTATCTTTACTTATATTAATGGAAAATATGAATTACAAATTGAAGATACTGGTACTTCTACATTTAGCATTATAGACAATCATATTATTGCTGAATCAGGTATATCAGTTGATTATGGTAATAAAGACAAAAAAGCAAATAAAGTTATCGTAGAGTTTTTTAATGCAAACTTAAAATACGAACTAGATACAGTTACAGAATTACATGATGCTACGCCTAATTATTATTCTGATGATGGAGAAATACTGGAAGTAAAAGCAGAGTTTCCATATATAACAGACCCTTATATAGCTAGTAATATGGCAAAGGCTATTTTAGGTAGAAGCAGAAACCAAAAGACAGTACAGTTCTTAGGAACTCCTGAAATGTATAAATTAAATGTAGGAGATATTGTTGATTTAACATATGCAGGTTTAGGTTTTGATTCTGATTTATTTAGAATTGAAGCTCTTGAATTACAATCAAATGGTTTGGTAAGTGTTTCTATGATTGAGTATTTAGATATTTATACATGGGATGTACCAACACAAGAAGAAACGGCAGACCCAGTTAATTTACCAACAGCAGGTGCATTAGCAGCACCTGAGAATGTAACTTTTACTGATACTGATGCATCATCAATTAGTAGACCTACCTTGTCTTGGACAGAGCCTACAGACTTTCCAGTAAAAGAATTTAGAGTAGATGTAACTGATAGTTCATCTAATGCAGTTATAAGCAAGATAGTAGATACTAATTCTGCTGATTTATCTTTTGTACCTAAAGGAAGTAACTATAACTATTCTGTGACTTCTATAAATGGTCTAGGCATAGAATCAGATGCAACTACAGGTACTTTTACTATTGCAGATGACCCAGTAAAAACTACTGAGGTAGAAATTGGAAGTGAAACACTTTCAAACATTATTGATTATGGAACTATAACTGGTTATTCAGGTAACTGGTTTCAAATTAATGGTAGATTAGACTTAGAAGATAGATTTGTATGGAATTCTAATGGCGATAATTACTGGTCATTAGGTACTTCAGGTGATGATGATATAAATTTAAGAATTCAAGGAAGTGCAGGTACTCTTATACAATTTAAAGACCAAAATGGTAGTTATGTAAAACTTTCTTTTGGTGATGATGTTAGTTTAGGAACTGGCTATGATGATAGAATTAGTTTAGAAGCAGATTATAGTAATTCTTATAATACAGTTGGAACTGCTGAATCAATATTTTATATAAAGGGTAATGCTGATGATGGTTCTTTAGCATCAGGAACTATAGCAACTTTTACATTTCAAGCTGCTGATGGAGTAGGTATACCATCAGTAGATTTACCAAAAACTGATGTAGGTGGTAATTTAACTGTAATTGGTAATTTAACTGCAACTGGTGGCGATACTGAATTTGGAGATACTAATGTAGATGGTGACCTTACTGTAATTGAAACCTTATCAGTACAAGGAATTATAAATGCTAATACAAGCAGTATAAGAATTAAAAATCAAACTCCTGCATCAGCTAGTGCAACAGGCACAACGGGAACAATAGTATACGATTCAAACTATATTTATGTATGTGTTGCTACAAATACATGGAAAAGGGTAGCGATTAGCACATGGTAAAGGTAATATATAACAAAGAGATTTAATATGGCACAACACGATTATAATTTAGCAAACCAATCAGGTGCAGACTTTAGAGCAGACTTAAATAATGCTTTATCTGCTATTGCAACAACTAATAGCGGTGCAACTTCACCTAGTACAACTTTTGCACATCAGTTATGGGTAGATACAGCTAATAGCGTATTAAAAATAAGAAACTCAGCTAATGATGCATGGATTACAACTGGTGTAAGTATTACAGCAGATAATACTTTTGATATTAATGGTGGAACTGTAAATGGCATTACTTCATTTAGTTTTTCTACAGGTTCTACTGTAACTAGCATTTTAGACGAAGATGATTTATCTTCTGATTCTGCTACAGCTTTAGCAACACAACAATCAATAAAAGCTTATGTAGACAATCAGGTTGCTACAGTAGACACACTTGCTGAAATACTATTAAATGGCAACTCTACAGGTGGCACAGATATAAGTTTAAGTTCTAGTGACATAACAGGTACAGGTAATATAAATATTACAGGAACTATCCAATCTTCAGGAACT